TACAATTTCAAGCCTAAAGAGTTCACCCCGAATGGCCAAGCGAAAATCGATGAAACGATCCTCTCTACACTAAAGTACCCAGAAGCCAAAAAGCTGGCTGAGTTCTTCTTACTCCAAAAGCGGATCGGGATGCTGGCAGAGGGCAATGGGGCATGGCTCAAGAAAGTGTCTGATGATGGCAAACTGAGGCACAGGCTAAACTCTAATGGATGTGTATCAAGCCGTGCGTCATCATCAGGTCCCAACCTCCAACAAGTTCCCTCTGCTGGATCACTGTATGGCAAAGAGTGCCGTGAGTTGTTTGGGGTGCCTGATGGGTGGTGGCTATGTGGGGCTGACTTGTCTGGGATAGAATTGAGGCTATTAGCTTCCTACCTTCATCCCTACGATGGGGGTGAATACGCCAAGCAAATACTTGAGGGCGACATACACACATTCAACCAGCATGCCACTGGATTAGCTACAAGAAATCTAGCAAAAACATGGGTTTACGCCACATTGTATGGTGGGGGCGACAGTCTCATTGGGGCCATTGCTGGTGGCGGCGCTAAGAAGGGCAAGGAACTCAAGGATAACTACGACAAGGCTGTCCCTGCTTTTGCCACTCTCAAGAAAAACCTCAAGACTGCCTTTGGCCGTGGGTACATCAAAGCCCTAGACGGAAGGAAACTGAAGGTCCGCTCTGAGCATCGTTGTCTCAGCCAGCTACTACAGTCAGCCGGGGCAATCGTGTCCAAACAGTGGGTCATGATGACCTACGACCAGATCAAACAAAAGTATGGCGAAGACACCGTAATTGTCGGCTGGATTCACGATGAAATCCAAGTCGCCTGTAGAACGAAGGAGATAGCCGAAGATGTCGGTAATATCGCTGGAAGAATGGCGGAAGCGTCAGGAGTTGCTCTCTCAGTTAAAATCGCCCTCGGTTCGCAATATACCGTGGGCCGAACTTGGGCTGAAACCCACTGAGGTTGATGAGTACATAGAAAACCTCGTAGCCCTATTCATCGTTGTGGATAGGGCGTGGCGGAACCCCTTCACCGTAAAGTCCGACTTTGCGAGAGAGGGTGCCCTCCATGTGGCCATAGCGGCCTCTGAGCAATTTATAACCACCAAAATCGAAGAAGACACTTGGGGAAGACATTGGATTGTTACCCCAACAGGAATGGATGTGCATGATGACATTAACCAAATTCTCCAAGAAATCGTACAGCCGCCCCACGTTACTAATTGACGGAGACCTCTATCTCTACAGGTCAGCAGTTGCTGTGGAGTCTGAAATTAACTGGGGTGACGATGTGTGGTCTTTAGCCACAGACCTAAAGGAAGCTAAGAAAGTCTTCACGTCACTAATAGATGGCTTCAAGCAGGCCATGTTTACTAATGATGTCGTAATGACAATCTCAGGGTCTAAGAACTTTCGAATGGACGTTGAGCCTACCTACAAAGGTGGACGCAAGAAAACCCGCAAGCCCGTAGGCTACAAAGCCCTCGTAGAGTGGGTCCTAGATAGCTACGACAGCCTGCGTGTTGACTGTTTGGAGGCGGATGATGTCATGGGCATCTTGGGGTCTATGCCCAAAACTCAGGCTATTATCGTTTCAGACGATAAAGACATGAAGTCTATACCCGGTAAACTCTTTCGGCCTCAAAGCAACGAGCGATTAGACATCAGTCAGTCTGAAGCTGATGGCTACTTTCTAACCCAAGCCCTCACGGGGGACATGACTGACGGCTACGCCGGGTGTCCAAAGGTGGGGGCAAAGACAGCCGAAAAGATACTTGGGACTCACCCAACTTGGAACGCTGTCGTCAACCAGTATCAAAAAGAAAACCTATCTGCCGACTATGCGCTGACCCAAGCGCGGCTTGCTCGAATCCTACGCCACACGGACTGGGATGATGATGCAGGGGCAGTAAAACTATGGGAGCCAACAAGATGACACCAGCACAAGAGTATAAACTTGGGCAAGCAATGCTACAGCATGAGAAGGGCATAGACCGTGGATATATGCACATAAATTCTGATCTCAGGTGGACCAATGAAGGTCTTAAAGCATTTCCACGTCGCCGGGGTAACAGCTTGGCCATCTCGAAAGCCATAAATGAGATGCCAGAAGGGGAAGAGTTTGTTCTAGCTCCACTACTTGCGAAGTACAGACACAGCACTGTCCACTTGACTGTAAAAAAGCTGATGGAGGCAGGCGGCCTGACACGAACAAGTGGCACCCCAGCCGTGCGTGGCACTCCGCATACCTACATCGTTAGTATCCTTAACCGCCAAGTAATACAGGAGGTGCTCAGTCGTGACTGAAGACCTGATCAAAGACCCAGCTCATTACACGCGCTGGGCTGTCGAACCAATCACATTCATTATGGCAAACCGTTTCGCGTTCTGGCGTGGCAACGTTGTGAAATACGTCTCCAGAGCAGGCTCGAAGATCTACGATGGCCAGAACATGGCGGAAAGCGAAATCACCGACCTTAGAAAAGCGATCCGCTACTGTGAGATCCGAATTGAAGAAATTGAGAGAACAACACTATGAAAAATAGCACTAACCACCACGGGCCAACCATTGGCATATCTGAAGAAATTCACGCTATGAAGTACCGCTCCAAGGGCGAGAGTTTTAAAGAGGCTATGGCCCGTGTCGCCAACGCCCTAAAAGACAGCGACGAACACTTTGAGGCATTCCGGCAAATCCTAGACAACATGGCGTTCTTGCCAGCAGGCCGCGTACAGTCTGCAATGGGTGCCCCGCGCACTGTGACGCCATACAACTGCTTTGTGTCTTCTACGATTGAAGACAGCATGAGCGGCATCATGGATGCAGCAGCAGAGGCGGCACGAACCATGCAGCTTGGCGGCGGCATAGGTTATGACTTTAGTACTCTGCGTCCCCACGGTGCCCTGATTAGGAGCCTTGATAGTCGCTCTAGTGGACCGATGTCTTTCATGGGCATCTTCGATGCGGTGTGTAAGACCATAGCTTCGGCAGGTCACAGGCGCGGCGCTCAGATGGGCGTACTGCGTGTTGACCACCCAGACATCGAAACATTCATCCGGGCTAAGAACAACAGCACTGATCTTACACAGTTCAACATGAGTGTAGCTGTGACTGATGCTTTCATGCAGGCAGTCAAGGATGACACAGACTTTGACTTGGTGTTCGAGGGTTTAGTCTATAAGACCGTCAGCGCTGTGGCACTCTGGGAGGACATCTTGCGGTCCACTTGGGATTGGGCTGAACCGGGCATCCTCTTCATCGACAGGATCAACCAGAAGAACAATCTGCACTATTGCGAAACCATTGCAGCCACCAACCCATGCGGAGAACAGCCGCTTCCGCCCAATGGCGCATGTCTCCTTGGTTCATTCAACTTAGTCAAGTACGTCTACCGTGACTTAAAAGGTCAGATGCAGTTCGACTATGATGAACTTGAGGCCAATATACCCCATGTAGTAAGAGCTATGGACAACGTGGTTGACCGTGCAACCTACCCACTCGCAAAACAAGAGAAGGAAGCCAAAGACAAACGGCGCATGGGCCTTGGTGTGACTGGTGTGGCTAATGCTATTGAGGCACTTGGGCACCCATACGGTTCAGAACGCTTTATGGATAAACTAGAGTGGATCATGTCTACAATCCGTGACGGCTGCTACAACGCATCCATTGATCTGGCCCGTGAGAAAGGACCGTTTCCACTGTATGACAATAAGTACCTCGACAGTGCTTTTGCCCAGACACTCCCAGACTACATCCGGCATGACATCAGCAGGGGCGGCATACGCAACAGCCACCTCCTGAGTGTAGCACCAACAGGAACAATCAGCCTTAGTGCTGACAATGTGTCGTCTGGCATCGAACCAGTCTTCAGTCACTACTACGACCGCACCATCCAGACCTTTGATGGTCCGAGGGTTGAGCGAATAGAGGACTATGGGGTGCGTGAGTTTGGCGTGATGGGCATGACAGCAGACGCACTTTCTGTCTTTGACCATGTTCGAGTGTTGAACCTAGCGTCTCAGTACGTCGATAGCGCTTGCTCAAAGACTTGCAACGTGGGTGATGAGGTTACTTGGGATCAGTTCAAAGATGTCTACATGCAGGCTTATGATGGTGGCTCCTCTGGATGTACCACGTTTAGGGCCAGCGGTAAGCGCTTTGGCATACTCAACGCCTCTACAAGCGAGGATGTTGCACCCACGGCTGTAGTGGAACCAGATACCTTCGTCGATGAGAAAGAGGGTGGCGCTTGCTACCACGATCCAGCGACAGGCCAGCGTACCTGTGAATGACACAAGAGAGGCCCCCTAGTGGGGCCTTTCTGCAACAATCCCAACCCCACATTTAAAAAGTCCAAGTTGGGATTTAGACAAGGAAAAATCATGTTCACTGTAGAGCAAGAAAGCGACCACATAAAGATCGTCAGCATAGATGACGGCGGTAAGTTTGAGGACATTGAAGTTTATGTCGAGGAAGATAACACAGTTTTTATCCGCCAGTTTGCTGAAGATTTCAACGAGTACCAACTATGCATCATTAGTTTCAAACAGTTAGTTGACCTGTATACGTCTATAGACGCCTCGGACGGAGGCTACATAACAAAGGTTGAGAAGGTATAGGTGGGTGGAACGAGCGGTAGGCCTCTCAAGGATGCCGTGCTCACTCGCTCCTTTGATACCGCAGTATCCATTTGTAGATGGGGCTGGTACGAGCCAAAGTCAAGCATTTTGATCACTTAACACATATACTATTAAGTCGAATTGTAATCCAAAAAACACTGATCGGGACTAAAGTGTGGTCCTGACAGTGTTTAGTTGTTATCGGTCCTTCCGTTGCCGGAGTATTATAATGACCAATAACCCAACCATTATTGCATCTATTATAGGGACAGCAAATCCATTGATCATTGGATTACCTTCCTTTCTATATTAGCCCAAGGGGAAATCCCAAAGACTACTTCCACCAGAAGTTGGTCCGGCAGGGGTAGCGATCAGTGTTTTTTGGTTTAGCCGCCAGCCATCTTAATAGCAGCTTGTCGTGTCTCTTCGTTGCGTCTCAGCCAACCACGCCCAAAGGTCTTGAAGGTCTTTAAACGACGGTAGAAGGCCTCGCGCTGGGCTGCATAGTTTTCGATGATGTCGACTGGGTTCATCTTGGCCACCGCTGCAAGTGTTTGCGGCCCTATTCCACCATCTTGCGTCACCCCCACGACCTTCTGGAGCATACGGGCACCACGACCTGTTCCACCGTTAACTGCGAGATCAAAGACCGCAAAGTCTACACCAGCCGGAAGATCGTCGGCCTTCACGCGGTCCCAGTAATTCTTCTTGTAGATGGGGGTAACATCAGAAACTTTCAGTTTCTTCATCTCATCTTTAGTGACAGGACGATTCACCCAGTCC